TTGTTTGGTTAAGTGACAAGTTAGCTGAGTGTGGTAAGTCGAAATAACGCCCTATAGAGTAGGCATTAAAGTTAAAAACATCTCCTACATTGAAAGTATTTTCCGCTGTTCCATCCATTATTTTAAATCCCAGTTCGTCATAATGTGCAAACATATCTCCAAAACTTCCTTGAAATTGATTTATCTTCCATATATTTGTTCCAACTTGCCTTCTTAATTTACCATCACTTCCAAGTATAGAAGTGTGACTAGAGTAGCCACCCCTAATTCTTGACTCTACATACCTATCTGCACCCAAGCTGCCCACATTGTGTCCTAATAAAGCCCCATAGTTTGTTGTTGAAACTAAATTCTTAAATTGAATATTATCTTTGAAATGTGCTTGAAAATAATATTCACTCTTGACTGTTGTTATGGTAAATCTAACTTCATTACTTGGATTAAAATCCCACAAACCTTCAGGATTAGAACATTCTAACTCAGTATCGTTATAGTAGAAAAAATCTACCATCCCAATAGCTTTAGCATACTGCACATAATCTACATATATTCTTGGTGTCCCTACTGAACCATAACTTTCGTCAGCCATTATTTACTCCTAATTCTTTTACCTTTATCGTTTACTGTAACTTCTTTATTTCCATCAAAGTATGTTACGCTAGTTTTTCTCACTCTTTTACCATCATAAGCGTAATTTAAATCTTCATATTTACTATCAGATGTGTCCCACTCTGTTCTCATTGTTTGTACTTTATCATCCTCTGAAATTATTGTCACATTTCTTGCTTTTCCATCAAAAGAATATGCTGTTACTCTTTTAAATTCATACCTTCCTATAATTTTCATAAATGGAGTATGTACTTTATCTACGAAACATATAATCATCGTGTCTTTATTTACTCCAACTACATTTCTGCCTACCACATCTGCTTTTAATTCTCCGCTATAATCTATCTTTAAAACAGCAACCCTTCCTACAGACTCAAGAACGATACCATCTTTTGTAATTCTTAAAATTACACGCTGCAATGTAGAGTCTTTGTCAATTTGTGGCTGTATGTCAGGCATATTAATCTTCTCCCATTACAATATTCATCATAAATATTATATCTAAAATATCTATTATTCCATCTCCATTTATATCAGCCCTTCTTTCTTCATCTTCTGTAAACTCCGTATTTCCCAAAACATTTTGTGTAACTGCTACGATGTCTAGGATGTCCATAACTCCATCATTATTGACATCACCTGCAACAAAATCATATTCTTCTTCAGGTAAAGCATCAGGGTCTAGCCCTGCAAGTATTGGTATTGTTGCAGCATCACCTCCGTAAGAGTTAGTCATACCATCATTGTCAGTTACTATTAATCCTACTCCAATAAAAAATCCTGCGTGATGTGGGAGTGGAGTTATTGTTAAAGGCTCTAAAAGTGAACTTGATTGATTGTGATTTTCTACTTGCTCTAATAATTCAATAGGATAATCTTCGTCATTAGGTTGTATCACAACCGCATCTTTCGCAACGATTAATGTCCACTCATTTGCTACTATTTCACCATCATTGTCATAGCTTGTAGAGGGGTCAAAAACTATATAACCACCATAAGTAAAAATAAAGGGTGTTTGATTTCCATTACTGTCATAACCATATCCTTCAAAATCTGCGACTGGGGCATTATTTGGTAATACACAACCACCATCATCTTCTGTTGCATCAGGGTTATAGTTCGTAGCAGCAGGATTGGTGCAGCCAAGAATTGGGTCAGGCTGAACATCATCACCTGTATCATCACCTGTATCATCTTCCTCTACTATTGGTACACCAATTAAATTATGCAATTGCATAACTTCTATATCTACTTTGTCCAATGTCTTAGAAACGCTAGTAATTAAAAAATAAGGGTAAATTCGTTGGTCAATTAACATATATCCATCACCTGAACCATCATATAACGACTGATACATATCTCTACCATAAGGCTTTAATCCGCCAATATTAGAATCAAATCCTACAACATCACCCACCTCTAATTCTATACCCTCTTGTATTGGTAGCGTTGCTTTAATAGTAAGATGCGTGTTCTTGTAAAAATGAAACATAAAATCTCTAAACTTCAACGCTGTTGCTTCATTATTTATGTATGGGGCTTCTATTTCTAATTTATATTTCTCTGAATCCTCTACTCCGTACTCAGTTAGATATTGATTAATAAAATCACTAGACACAGCTTTGGGCTCTGTAATGTTTGCAAGTTCTTCTTTTCCATAATCATATCCCCACTTAACTGTGCATCCACCAAAACACAAATCATCAATCTTTGTTTTGCCGAACGAATATTTAAGTATTCTATCTGTTGCAATAGTTTTATCTACATCGCCATTTGAATAAGAACGCTTTACAGTATCTATGATGGCTTGTCCATCTCTTGGGCTATACCTAAAGAATAGATTAGATTGAGCACATATATTTTCTATAATATCTTTAGAGTTTTCTTGTTCGTTTATAGAAAAGCCAAACGCCATATTTGTTTCTTGTGTAGGCATTGATACACTTATTTGATTTAATCCCATTTCTGTTGAAACGAGATTTGCTATAATATCTTCAGGGCTTTCTAGTAGATTAGGTGCATCATCTTCTTCATCTTTAAACCAAACGAGCCTTGTGTATCCTGATATTGTAGCTAACGCATTACCTGCTGAATAATAAGACTTATTTACACCGTTGAATAATTTATTTCCATCGCTATCTTCGTCTGCTTCTCTTATGAAGTTTCCAAAATCCACTAATGTTCCATCAATTATATTTTTTTTTGCATATCCTAATTCAACGCCACCCATATACATATTATTTTGACCTGATTCTACTTCGCTATAAAAATCCCCAAATATTTTTGCGGTTATTTCAAAAATCCAACCGTAGTAATGCACCACACTACCTATTGATTCAAAGTGTGGGTATGGATTTATATTAAATCCTGAACTATTAGATATATCTGTTGTAGCATAAAAATTATTCACATCAAAATCAAAAGCATAATTGTAAGTTCCGTCAGGATTTCTTGACCTTAAAACCATTTCATGAACTTCCCCACCAATATTTTTATACTTCATGCTACTATCTGTCAAGGCTTTATATAGTTCTATAAGATGCTTATTCTCGTGAGTAGTGTAATCATCAGGAGCATCTATGCTTTCATACCAAACAGCTATTTCTGCATTTATTTGCTTAGAATTACCTAAAGTACCACTTACTCTACCTTTAGCATTTACAAAAAAATCTTTTTCAAATATGTCTTTATTTTTCCAATACTTTCTAAGTTTAACATCAGACCAATCAGTTTTAACATCTATAGTATTTTGTGGTACAATATCATTATCACTTGGTTCAAATATAAAGCTATCTTCTCCATAAGTGTAATATAAGGCAACATTGTTTGAATTTAATATCGGATATAATCCTTCTTGCCTACTGCGAAATGTGTTTGGTTCATCACTATATCCTGAAAAACGGGAATTAAAACTTGATATGTAGTTTCTTGGAGAAGATGTTTCGCCTGCGCTTACGCCATTAACTCTAAATCTATTTCTATGTACCTGCGGAAGCAACTGACCGCCATCGACTGTCCATTGACCAGTAAAATTCCACTTGCTTGGAGTCGCAAGTTCGTCGCTTCTGTTATTTATTGATGACATGAGTGGGTCATAATGGTATGGTGAGTATATAGCATAAAGGTCAAAATGTATAAAAAAATTATTATTAATTGGACTAGAGTAATTGAAACATTCTACATAACCATTGCCTAAAAATTGCACATCTCTTGGAAGTTCATCTCCGACCTCATTTTCATATACATCCATTCCGCTTATTTGCTCAAACTCTAAATCAAATATTCCAATTTTATGAAAATATGCAGTATCAATCCAACTAGGAGACCCAAAGAACTCCTCCCACCAATCAATACTATCAAAATCATAAGCCGCAAAAGAAGTCATGATATTCTTCATAGTCATTTCATCAACATCAACATAATCGGAACTTATCCAGTTTCCTATACTTGCAATATTATATACAGATATTTTTTTATTAATCATTTTTGATAAATGTGAACACCATAAGCCTGTTAAACTTATATCATCATCAGATTCACCAAACACCACATTATAGTCTGCACTTGGGATATTTATCTTAATATGGTCACCTAAAGTAAAGTATTGTGCGTGTTTGTGCAACTCTGTTATTTCGTATGCTGTATTGATATATGGTTTTATAGGTACACTAGCTAACAACGAATCGCTTAATTTTATCTTTAAGACATTTAAGTCTTCCATTTCGTCAAAGTATCTTAGAACTCCATTTGAATTTCTTTGATTCCATTGCTTTACACCCTGTATCTCAGAACCTCCACCTAAATAAGATGAATCAGGTAAAACCTTGACCCCATCAGTTAAATATGAATAATCTTCTGAATCGCTATAGTATGGAAGTGCAGGTGCGTTCTCTAAATGACCATACAAGATAGGTACAGGCTTTAAATTGTATGCTTCAAATGTATTTACATCTTTCTCTAGTAAAGTTCTTGGTAAGTCTACATAGAATGACTCTAACCACTTATCATCTGCACTAATTTTTACTGTATTTTTATCGTGGCTGTATCTATTTATTTTTAAATCCGCAACCTTAACACAATCTTCTATAGACTCACAACTTGCTGTTTTTAAATATACGCTAATCTCTTTGCCTAAACCATTTCCCATTCTATCTGATAAACGCACATCATTTACAGGGAAATTATTAAAACTAAGGCTCATACTAGATAATTGTATTTTCTTTGTTTTTAGGTCTATTTTCTCTTTAATATTAGATACTTTAAGGTCTAAGTCCTCGTAGTAGACTGGTTGTATTCCTAGTTTTTGCAAAATTACATTATCTATAGATACTTGCTGTTGGTAATCTTGTCCATCAACAGGGTCGTGCATATAAATTTTAAAATCTGTATTGTTTTCAGGAGTCCAAATAGCTTCAAATGTTCCTGTTTGACCTTCAGGGACTATTGATATATATGGATTATTATCATTTACTAAGATAGTTCCACCTGAATTTTCAAGACATTTAAGCGTAACTCTGTATTGCTCTCCTATTTCTAATATGTCATTAATTCTAATTACAGAATAAACTCCATTGCCTAAGAATTTAACAACACCATCTTCAATTATCACATCATCTTCAGGACTCCCATCGCTTGAACTTAGAATCCATTCACTATCATAATTAAATCCACTATCTTGTAATAAATTACCACCATATCCTTCACTACCATCTGTAGATTGAAACATCTGCTTGGTTGTGCTGATATAGATAACTGGGTCTGTTTTTATCGCTACAAGATATTGTGCGGTAGTTAAATTCCCTGAGAGGTCATTTTTTATTCTTGGAAAGTTATCAAGATTAATCATTAATTCATACCGAATGAAACACCCTTACGGACAGCTTCAGAAATTTTCTCTGCAAGTTCTTCAGAAACGAAGTCATCTGACATTACATTGCCTGAGATGTTTATGTTTATTCCTTGTCCACCTGCGTTGTTTACGCCTTCCATTGGTTGTACAGATACATACTCTGCTGCTCCGCCCTCACCGACTGTGAACTGAGTAGGCTCATCTACAACGCCTTCAAATCCATATTGTCCGTGTTGTTGTTTTTGTTTTTGTTTTTGTCTGTAAGCATTTCTTATTTGTGCTACATTTGCAAGACCTGCCGCAACTATTCCAACCGCACTTGCTGTACCAAATATTCCACCTTGTGCTAGTGCCTTGTTTGCACCTGCGTATGTATCTGCTATTGCTTGGGCTATTGTTAATCCTGATATAAGTTCATCACTTGCACCAAATGCAACGCCTATATCTTTTGCTGCATCTGCATATATTTGTCCAAGTTTTGCATCCTTTAAACGAAGTGTTGCTTTAGCCTGTCGCATTGTTAGGTTTTCATAATCTTCTGTTTCTTTGTTAACTTTTTTTAGACCTTGCATATATTCATCAAAAGTAGATGTACTAGCTGTCATTGCTTCTGCGGTTACTGGAATAGCATTTTGCAATGCTTCTTGAACTTCTACAAACATTTCATCATCTTGTTTTAATTGCCTTAATTCTTCTCTTAATCCTTTTATTTTATCTTTTTGCCTTTCATAAGCATCTGCTATTGCTTTAGCTTCTTCTGCTGTCTTTACATTTGTGTCTGATGAATTTATTTGTTCTGACACTAATTCATTTATTTTAAGTTGAGTGTCTTCTATTTCTTTACCAAATCTTACATATTGTTCGGTAGAATCATTTAATGTTTCATCTTGTTTTAAAAAACTATTTATTATGAAAGCACTTTGGTCGGCTAAGTCTGAAAAATAATCAACTATACCAGTTTCAACAACAGCTTCTCCAAAAGTCGCTTGTAAGTTGTCAAATGTGGCTGTCATTTTATTTATCTTGTCTGCTGTTGTTAAAACCTCATCACCCATTCCCTTAACTAAATTTTTACCTTGTCTTAGGGCTTCGTTAATAAAGGCTTGTTTTCTTTCTGAGTCTGTTAAATTTTTTGCCTGTTTTCCTAAAGTTTCAGCATAATTCTCGTTGGCTTTATTTACATCAACCATTATTCCTAAATTGTCAAGCATTAACTTTGATTGCCTTCCCAATCCAGTAATCATACTTTCAATACCAAAAGTAGCATCTTGACCCAAGCCTTTTGCAAGTCGTTGAGCAATATCAAACATTTCCGACATTTGTTCTTCGCTATCAACTATACCTAAAAGCATAGCATTATTTGCTTGTTTCATTACATCTAACTTGCTCACAGTTCCATCCAAAGCATTATCAAATTTTTTAAAAGCATTTGAACTGAATCCTGCTTGTTTTGATAAATTATCAAACCCTGCGGAAACTCCCTCTAATTTACCTGCCGCAGAAACAGAATCTATTGCAAATCCAAAGGCTTTATATGCTGCTGTAACTGTCGCCAAACCTCCAACAAAAGTGGTTAAGGTATTACTTAGACCTTTTACTTCTTTTTTAGTTTTTCCAAAACCAACCGCTTTTGCTATTATTTCATAAATAGTTCTATTAGCCATTTGCTTCCTTTGTGCTAAATTGTTTTATTTCTTGATTTATAATATTAAAATTATTTATTGTGTCTACTGGGGTTTCTTGTAGTGATGGGTATGGTGGGACATTGAACTCTTTACAAAACTGAAATTCTTTTATTTTGTTCTGAATTTTTTTATCAATCAATAAAGTATCATTTACTATAAATAAAGACTGTTGATACAATGCTTCTCCCAATCTGTCAAACCCTTTCTCTACACACTTATCGTAACATTCATTTAAGACCATATACACATCATCTATAGAATTAAATGTTTGTTGTCGTACAGTCATTGGATTTATAGCATCGTAAGGAAACTCGTGCGGTAAACTATACTTACCCTGCAATCCGTTCAATGAAATCTGCACATTAAGTCGAAGTTTTATTTCTTCACTTTTTTTTTATTATTTACTTTTATCATACACTCCAAAACTATTTGATAGATGTCTTGGTCTGTAAGTTTTAAAAGTTCATCATCTGAAAGTTTTGTTATTATCCTAACACAATTAACCCACAAAGAAAATTTTTGTGGCTTTGCTGATTCTGCTTCATTAAAAGCATCAACAAATTCTTCTCGCAAAGGCATAGTTATTGTTTGCAACTCATAACATATTTCTTTGCCTGTGTCGATGCTTTTTATTTTTTCAGCCATCGTACCCTCCTGTAATAGTTGCTTTCATTATGCTATTGTAATCCCTAATGTTTGTTCATTAGAACCACCAATATCCTCGTCAGCTACTGCTGTGAATGGTATTGTCTGTGTTAATACTGCACCACCATTCTCAATAGTTGATTCTCCAAGTAAAACTTTATTTGCATCAATAGAAAAATCTGATGCTGCCGCAAGTTTTAAATCAAGAGATGTGCTATTGTAAAAGTTAGCAAGTATGTCATGTACAGTTTCATTTCTTATAACAGTCAAAGAGCCAGTAATTTCAAATGGACTTGTCATCGCATAACCAAATGGTGCAAAACTTCCTGATGTTATATCTGAATAATGTACTCTTTCTATAGTCCTTTGTACAGACAATTCCCAAGATTGAACAACCAAGTCATTACCTGTCCCAAGTTCTGCTGTTGTTAGTGCTAAGTCCCTAATGTTTTTTGGTGTTCCCTCATCATAAGCAGGAGATGAAATGTCTGTAGCTGAATGAACAGGCATAAATCCAGTAGCCCAACTAATCGTACAAACAAGTTCTCCACCTTCAGAACCTATGTCTTGAGATAGTGTGAATCCAGTCCCAACACATCCGCCACATTCTATTGTTTCTGCGGCAGCTTTAGTTCCACCATTAACAAATCTTATGTCAAAAGTTTTAGCACCACTACCTGTAGCCACAGTATATCCTGTTGTAGGAAACACATAATCATTATCAAGTTCTGCTGTTGATGTGCCTTGTTCAAACACAGCTTCACACGCCAACAATACTGATGTTGGTGTTCCTCTTAATGTTGTATCAAATGTCCATAGTTTCGTACCTTCTGCGTGACGACCTTGTGTTGCTGTGGTAACAAATTGCCCACTCCTTGCTGATGAAAACTCCAAAGGTACACTCGCTTCAGGTATTGTAAACGAAGTCGCTTGTAGTCTTGTCAAAGCAGCATCATCAGGCTCTGTCCCCACAGTCGTTTCATTTTGAATCCAAACCGACACATTTTGGCTTGGATTATAATTAGTTGCTTGAGCCATTTCTACTTACTCCTTATAACGGATTGTGATGTGTTATTGATAATAAAAACTCCGTTATGTTTAAATTATCAAGTTCTTCATTTTCTTCGTCAATTACATTGAAATTAATTGTGTCTATATCTAACGCTACCCATTTTGCAGATGTAGTGTTAGCTGTTTGGTTATCTATAATATGCTTACGCAACCTATCTGCTTTTCTTCTTACACTCTCATATACTTTTTCACTACGCAAGTCTGCCCTCTGATAATATCTCACTATTACATTAAAAACTCTGCGTTCAAAAGCGTTAGTAGTCTGCTCATTATCACTTGATTCCACAGCAATTCTGATACACTCATTTCCTCGCATAGTAAATACAGGCGACACATATACATTTTTAAACTCATCATTGATGATTGTCTTTAATCCTTTTTCTATATACTTGTACGATATTTCGTCAAATGTCACAGCCATTAGTAGCTATATCCTTGTCTAGTTAATTCTATTGCGTTAGATGATGCGTTGGTAATCTTTCTATCTGCACTTGCTACTTCTATTTCCCAAGTATCACCATCTGATATACTTGCTCCCTGAAATCTTACAAGCAGTCCACCTAGACCTGATAATTGTTGCAACCCACCAGTTACAAATTCTTCTGATGATTCACTACCCCATATCTTGTCGCTTCCGTAATAATGAACTTTTACTTTACCTACGCCATACGCACCTGTAACAGTACATTCTATCTTCAATAGGTCATATTTCTCACCTACATACTCACCTGCTGTTTCTACTATATCCATACTACCTGAAACGCTTTTATTGTTAATTTTACCGACTCTATCTTTTGCATCTACCTCATAAGACAACTTAAACTCACCTGCGTTAAGTCTATCAACCATACCAGTTCTATCTGCATTGGTTACAAGACCATAATAATAATCAGCTTCTTCAAACCTTTCACTCTGCCTTAATATATTAGCAACACATATATAGCAAGTCATTTTGATTATTATTGCATCATACTCTTTAGATTGGCTATTTGACGCTGTATTTTGGTCTATTTGCGTAACTTTAGGTAATGGGGTAGCATATCTACCATCTAGCAAATTATTTAACTCCATTGAAGCGTTTACTAACATTTGGTCAAAGTATGTAGCGTTGTCTGTACCTGCTTCTACAACCATGTCGTTTGGATTTGCAGTAGATATAAATACTTGCACGGAATCTGTACTAGATGAATAGTTGTATTCATAATTAGCATTTGGAGAATCTCCAACAGATGTACCTTCTATACCATCAAAGTATAACTGGTCAATATTACCTGTGTCAAACGCTTGATATTGGTTTGATGTGTCTGTAGTAGCCCAATTAAATATCTGTCTTTTAGTATCATAGTCTGAAAAATTAGGATAATACATTTTTAAATCAGACTGACTTGCATATTTAAAATCTGTCGCCATTTAATCTCCTAGAATGTTTCTACTGTTAAAACTGCTTCACATTTCTGCTGTGGTGTGTTACCAAGCACTTGCTTTAATGAGTTTGCTCTATCTGCATCCGATGAGTTCTGCTTACCACTAAACGGACTTGAGTATGTAAGGCTTACAACAAATTCAGCGTTTGGCTTTTCAGGTATACTAAAATCAACCGCACCAGTTTCGTAATTAATCGTGCCTACATAATCTTGATTTTTCCAAATTAAGTTTCCTCTACCATCATCTCTTATAAATATCTCTTTGTATGTAGACCTGTTTGTTACTGG